GCTATATTTCTTTTACTTCTCCCACCTTTCATCTTATCTAATTCTTTACCATACTTCTTATTAAATTTAACAGTCCAACTTGATTGTCTTGGTTTAGCCGAGGTCTTTGGTCTAAATGTTCCTTCAAAGATAGATTTAATTTGCTTCTGTCTATCATAACCTTTAAGATTACCTAAATAATTTTTAGGCACCATTTTACTTTCACCCTTGTAAGTGATCTTAACTTTTTCAACCATTTATTAATCTAATAGATTTTTTAATGGTTTAATAAATTTTTGTTTTATGTCTACACAAAAATCAATTTCTCGCCGGCCCCTATCAGTTCTACCACGCCTTTCAATTTTAAATTCACTCGAGCGGTGTTCCCAGCCTACAATCATATCATTACAACGCCATAAATAAAAGATCCTTAAATTTGGATTCTCCTTTAATAACTCATCCCCCTTATCTAATTTATTAACACCGAAAAATAATGATTCATATTGATTGTGCTTGATTCTCCTTGTTTTCATTTCAATAAAATAATCATCATTATACTTATCGAACTCAAAATAATTACCCATCTCTCTATTATCCTTAGTATTCATTAACTTACCAAATACACTCTCTAAATATTCATGAGTATCTTTTTCACTTCTAAAACCGAATTCTAAATCTACTTGTTGTTTCTTATAATCCATTTTTATACCTTTATTTAGAAAATAATTTTATAGATAAAAACGCATATGTCAATTTTAGCAATAATCCTTTTTTAAAAGACATTTCAATTTAATTTTCTTATACACTTTTTTGATGCTCTTGCAATTTTAGACATATTAATCAAATACAATCAATATGGGATCTTCTTTACTTGTTCTTCTTACTTGTAAGTTATGAATGACTTGAGACTTAATAAATTTATTGTTATTTAACTCCTCCTCAATCTCCGCTGTGATTACCGGATTAATATGATTCTTACAATAAAAACTATTGTTATACATTCTACATGCACGTCTCACACTCGGTAAATCTCCCCACATATAAATACTCATAATATCTTGATAAGGTTCTACATCGTTCTTATATGTTGCCCCATTAAAAATATAATCATTCTTAGCCCACTTGATTATCTTTTTCGCCTTAAACATAATATCATTTTTTTGCATTGTATTCGGTCGCTGTTTCGGTGATGTATTTTTTAAATAATCCTTCAATTCAGTTTCATTCTTGATCTTATCATTAAATTTAAAATCTTTTATATATGATTCGATATTCTTTACTATATTACACTTGCTCAATTTATCATCCAAGATTACACCATGTTTCTTAAACAAGTTTACAATATCTTTCTTAGAGTGAGATTTATCAACTAACATTTATAATTTAATAAAGATATTTTTTTTATCTATTAGACTTATAAATGGTGAAGACTCCTAAAGGTGAATTGACTGGTGCTGAATTGAGAAAACTTATTAGGGCTCACAATATTCTTGTTTCTATTAAAATACCCGCTGGGACTGATAGAGAAGGATTAATTAAATTGATTGAAGGTAAAGGCTACAAGGTAGATCATAAAAAGAAAGCGATTATTGATTCTAAAAAGGATAGACCAAGGAGACCTAAGGTTACATTAGATAAAGCAAAAGAATTAACTAAACCTAAACCCAAGACTGCTCTCCAACAACAGAAAGCAGTTGAAGCGAAGGCAGAGAAAGCAGAGAAGAAAAAGAAACAAGAAAGAGTTATTCGTAAGAAAGCAGTTGAAGAGGAGAAAAAGAGAGCGAAACCAAAACCGAAACCCAAGAGTGTTTCTATTGGCGTTGGAACTGAAGATAAACCTAAGAAGAAAGAAGAACCAAAGAAAAAAACTGATACTAAATTAGAAATTAATTTTAGAAGTAAGAAACAAAAAGAAATTATTAAAAACCCAACAAATCAAATGGTAAGAGAAGCAATAAGAAAACAATATCCGGATTATTCGGGTTATGATAGAATAAACTTAATAAATCTTGTGCTAGAAGGTATGGAAAAAGGAAAAGTAGGACGTGTGGAAGTTTTAGAAAAAAAGAATGCTGGAAAAGATTTACAAATTCAGCAAAACCTTATAGGAACTAGTGAATATGGAAAAAGAATAATATTAAAAAAGAAAGAAGAACCAAAGAAAGAAGAACTAAAACCCCCCGAAAAAAGAAAAACACAAGCAGAATTAGATAAGTTTTGGGATGAAGCCGAAAAAATACCCATAGAAGATTATATAAATAAAGAAATTCGCCCCTATAAAGAATTATATCGAGATATAGGAATGATAAATAATAATTTATTAATTGCTATATCGGGTGGAGATTTATTAGGTAGTAAATCTCGTAGTTTTTCTTCAGCACAAAAAGCATTAAATAAAGAATTGGATAAGGAAGGCTTTGAATTTTTATTTGAACTATATCCAACTAAAATGGGGGGAAAACTGGGAAATCGCAGAGGTGATATAGCATTAAAATTATTTAATGAATATAGAGACAAAAATAAATTAACAACTTCAAAGGCGTGGAATAAACTTGTAAAATTAGCGGAAAAAGCCAATAAGGATAAATAATTAATCTTGAGCCTTCTTAACATATGTATCCAATGCTACTGCCTTACTATGACCCATCACCTTATTATCCTTCTCCAACTCTTCTTTCATATTACCATATTTACTTGATAAATATATCTTACGTAAAAGTGTGGTCGATATTGACTTATCCATATACTTCTTAGAATACTTAAGAAGAACCTTACTTAACTCCGTGCGGGTAAGAGGTTTACCCGTTGATGTCTTAAATAAGACTCCGGTGCCGTTCATCTTGAGATAATATCTTAATATCTTTCTTAGATTGGGATCTTCAATCGGTAAATCTAACTCCTTATACTTCTTACTTGTTTTGTATTGATTCAATACGAAATAAAGTTGTCCCTTGGATGGAACAACTAAATAATTACTTTCTTTTTTATCATCCTCACTTAACTTCTTGTATGCTGCTTGATTAATTGCTGTCATACCAGCAACATCATTACGCATCGGCATCCTTGAATAAATATTAAATAAAGTGTATGCTTGTAATAATTGCATTTCTTTTTTAGTTAAATCATCTTTACTTTTCTTTTTTAGAGGTTTTAAATCCTCAGCCATATCATTAATCATCTTGAATATCTCCTCTGTGGTTGTGAAATTCTTGGATTGCTTATCACTAATAACTCCACTCTTTTGTTCGTCTGAATACTTATCATTTAATTCATCCCTTAGTTCTCCATATGTAGTTAATAATTTATCATACTTTTCATCACTATTGAGAGCCATTAATAAAACAACAATCGCATTTAATATGTTACGTTGACTTAGATAATGAAGATCCTTAATCTTGTCCATTACATCATCCGGTTTCGATAAAAAACTATATCCATCGGTATCATATATCTTTTGTAATTTCTTGAGATTAACTTCATATTGTTTAACTGTGTTTGCCTTGATGTTAGGTCTTGCCTTTTGGATTTCTTCACTTGGATTACTTGAATCTATTTTCATATTTATACTATAAAAATAGATTATTTTTAAATTAAAAAAAACGAGAAAAAGTTAGATTATTGTATTTTACCTTCTTGAATTTTATTTAATAATTCAGCATTGGATTTTAATAATTCTTCAGTCCATTTTTTTAGATCCTCATACTTCTTTTTTTCTTCAAGATATTTAAATTTCCACTTATTACATTTATCACAGATTTTATAAAATCCATTAAAAGGTTCTCCAATCATTTATATCTTAATTTAGAAAAAAATTTATGCGAAATAACACGCGAATCTTCCTCCTTCAATTGTAGCAACCTTGAGAAGTTCAACATAAACTCGGAGAGTATATGTTCCATCAGCAAGACCAGTAGGAATTTTGTAATGTAAATCCATACCCTTGCTATTAACACGTTCACCCTTATTAGGTCTAATAGCATTCCACCTAAACAATTCTTCAACACCAGTCCCAATAGCTCCTTGAATAAGACCTTCCATTGTTTCATCCGTAATGCTTGAAACAGTAGACCTCTTAACAATTTCATCATGAGTAACCATAGGAACTTGACCTTCTGCTGCTTGAGTAGTTGAGAACTGAAGAGCAGAGTTAGCACGATCAACATTAAATTCAAACCGATCATTGTATAAAAGATTGTATGCTAGTCCATTATCACCATGGGCTGTTGTTCCATTAAGTAGAGATTTAGATACAAAGTTAGCATTAGACTGAAGACCGAAAATGACCTTAGAACATAGACGACCATTAGCACCAACCGGCAATACAAGCGATGCGAAATCATCCGTTCCGGCACCAGCATTCTTAACACCAGTCCTCTTAGTGAGGCGATAATCAGCATACTGGAAAGTTAATTTAGGATTCTGCTGTGCGTATTTCTCCATAATATCTCCATCATATGTAATACTATCATAAATTAATTTACATTCACTTTCATCTACTTGGAATGCTGATTCATCACCCGCTCCACCAGTTCCACCATTCACGCAAAGACGCTGAGATTTAACACCACCACTTAAACTAGTTGTAGCATCAACGAAAGTTAAATCAATATGAACCTCTTGGTCTAACATAAACATAGGAAGCTGATTAAATTTAAGGAAGGGGAATAGATCACTTAGATATACCGAATATACTGGTGCTTCACTAATAGTCTGTGCCGAGGTTCCATCTTGATGCATAAATGGTAGAAGTTCGAAGGCACCGGCCCCACCAGCAGCAGCAACAACCGGATTACGTCCAACATCTAAACCAATCTTTTTAGCAGAGTTAGGAGGTTTATCCGTTACATTTGCCGTGCGGTCGTCATATACGGGCATATGAGAAATACACCTCTGCGACAAGAACTGCTCTCTCTCCTTATTATCTTCATTAGAAATAAACATAGACTGATATGCGTGGAACTGATTGTAATCATCAACAGAGCAAACAACTTGATTACCAATAGAAAGCTGAGCCGTTTGGATCAACTGCGAGACACCAACATTAAGAGGGTAGAAACCTTTAGAAACTCCAGCAAGAGGAGTTACCGCAAGAGTAACCTTGGAATTTGAATG